TGACGAGTTGCTCCAGCAAACACCTGACCACCGATCAAATTGACCGGCTTTAGACCATAAGGTCTGTCGATAGTCGGGTAAGCCATTTTGGATTAACTCCTACGATTGTTGATTACCACGCCCAAATGAAACCGTGGTTTTGCGCTCTGAAAACAGAGGCATCCTTGGATCATTTTCGCGCATGAAGTGATTGTCAACAGATCTGATTTGCGCTTCAGCCTGCTTTTGATAGAAGTCGTTGCGCTGATCAACCATTTCTGTTGGCGTTTTGCACAGCAACAATCCGCCCACTACGACGTTGTCTTTGAAACGAGCATTGTCGTTATCAAGATACATCGAGATTTCGGGATGATCCGCTGCTCGTACAGGTTCCCAACCTTCGCGGATCTTGGATGACACATTGCGTGGGTCAGCTTGCCCCAGCGTACTGACACGAATCCAACGATAAGTATATCCGGGCTCAGGTGCAGGGTCAGGCAGTAACGTGGGCGGTGCCCAGCTACGAGGACGCTCTACTTTATCGCGGGTACTTAGGTCACGGTTGTTTCGATTATCAGCCATTTTGTGTCATACCTTCCGCCACTTTCCGGGCATAAAGTTCCAAAGGAATCCTAAACTTCTTAGCAAGTGCCACTTGAGTCTGTGTCAGCGTGATTTTCTTTGGCGCAACGCTGCGACTTGCCGGGGCTACAACATTACTGCTCGTCCGTTTCTGTTTTTCCTCTGATCTTCCGCGCTCATCAGAAAAATGTTCAGGGAACTTACTACGTAGTGTCGTATTGATCACCTCGTAATACTGGTCCGAGGTAGGATCAACGCCTTCTTCGACTAATTGCTCGTGCAGCCCCAGAGTGAAGGCAGTCATGGGTCGGTTAGGTCCAAACCACTGATTTTGCTTTCGCCACGCAAGTGCTTTGGAATCCAACTCATTATCTGAAGCGGATTGTGGTTGCATGTTTACAGGAATTTCTCGTTCCTGTAAAGGGGCTGGCGTAAAGTTCATTACTTTATCCAACCGCAATTTTGCTTGAGTTAATTCTTCTTGCGCTGCAACAATCTGATCAGGATCAAATGACTCGTATGCTTCCTTGTATTTTTTACGTGCCTGATCCAACGCCATTTCAGCATTGTGTTTGGCCGTACCTACAAGAAGCGTGGTGTGATCGCCCAGATTTTTCTTGAGATGTTTATTCTCTTCAATAATCTGTTGAGCAAACTTCAAAGCCTCTTCACGCTCACGCAAAGCTGCTTCTTTAGCTCGGCGTTCATCGTGGTATCCGTGCGACAGTTTCTTAATACGCTTCTGTACACCCTCGTCGTATTTAGAAAGCTCGTCATCAGTTACTTCATTGACAGGCTCATCAAGCGGTTTACGTCCTTTATCCTGTTCTGGAGTGTCATCAACGACTTCAATTTCAATTTCAAAATCGTCGTTTTTACCCTTGGCTTCTTGTTTAGTTTCCTGCTCATCTGGAAATTTGTATTCAACTTTATCCATATCTCACCTCACGCACGTTGAATGCCACGGGGATCTTCCACCACAGCTTCGACAGAATCATCGTTAATAATCCGAAACTCGCGGTCGTGAATCTTGATGCGAGTGCCGGTGTTGGCGCGAGTAATAATAAAATCACCAGCTTTACACCACGGTCCTGTTGGAAACCTGCTTTGATCCGCATACGCCATATCACCAAGTGCTACAACGAAGAGCACGTTACTTAACAACTCTTCATACTTGACGGTAGCGTCTGCTTTAATAATCCCGCTATCAAACTTATTCTCGATGTTAGGTAAGGTGCAAAGAATCTTGTAACCCTTAACAATCGGCAGTTGTTTAGCTTTTAGCTGAATATCTTCAATCACAGCTTGGGCTGTATCAGTCATTTTCAAATTCCTCATAACGTTGCACAAGGTCTTGTACTTCCATCCTTGCACGGCGCAGACCTTGGATTACGCCACACAAATTCTTATATTCAGCAAAGTCTTTACAGTTTCCTTCAGCCATTGCATCACTTACTTCCCGCTCTCGTTCTTTGAGTTTGTTAAATAAGTGATCTAGCATCTGCCGCTCATGCGCCATTAACTACCGCCTTTCATACGTGATTTAATAAGATCAAGCTGTAGCTTGCGTTCGTTTTGTTGGTTCTGGTTCTGAAGCCGTATGCCTTCTTTCTGTGCTTCTACAGCGATCCGTTGCTGCTCAACGTTCAACCGCTTTTCAGCAATCTGTGCATCAATAGAGTCTTTCTGCGCTTTGCGCTGCTGCTCCATACCCTTGATCTGCAACTCCTGCTGCTGCATCTGAACCAGCGGATCTGCTGACATCTGTTGTGCTTGCTGTTGCGCAGCCTCAGCTTGATGTATCTGCAAAACCTGCTGTGCAGCCTCGGCAACATATTTAGCCATCGCCAACTCTTCAGCTTCAGAGACCTCCTGCTCAGGTCCGGGCAGCGGCGCACCCACCCGCTGCTCAATCTCTTGACGGTATCTAAACCCTAAGTGCTCGGCAACGTGAGCCATCATCGCGGCCTGCATCTGCTGCGCCATCGGGTTTTGTCCTATGGTCTGCATGATGCTTGGGTCTTGCAAAAAGGTCATATGTGCTGTGATGTGCGCCTGATGATCTTGATAGATGAACGCTTTTAGCGGCACACCTTTGAGCACATTCATGTTCTCAGTGATGGGATCTTTGGGTTTCTGATCATCGGGCAGGGGTACTAATTTATCGGCGTTAGGAATACCCAACACATCCAACATCTGCCTATGAAGGCGAGGCATGTCATATAACTGAGGGGCACCTTGAGCTAACTGCAAGGCAGCTTGATATTGCACAACCCGCTGAGCCATCGTCGAGGCGTTGGGATCAGACACAGGAATAACTTCTACGATGTCGTAGTCCTCAGCCTTAACCTGCGGTGTGCCATCCTGCGGCACGTAGCTGTAATCAGGTGAGGTGTACTCCCTGATGATTTCTTTGAGCAGCTTGAACTCTTCTTTCATCGCCGCATGGATGCGAGCCTGCACTGCACCCATCGTCTTTAACTGCCGCTCCAAGAGAGCTAGCGTCGTACCCACCGGAGCCTGACTCGACATATCGCTGATCTTCATATCAGCCATACCACTGAGCCGTCGTGCTTCTTCGGTAATCTGATTGAGTAGGGCTAGCAGCGTAGCACTGGGTTCTTTATAGGGCAGCGGCAGGATGTTGTCTCTAATCGCACCCCCCGGCACGTCCACATCCCGCCATTCACCCGGAGCAATCGGCGTGTCATCACCTTTAATTCTGAGCCCGCGAGCCTTTAACCCACCGGGAAGATTAGATAGCGACCCTGCATCCACCAACTGACGAATCAGCATGGTGCCTGCCGTGGCGTAGCCACCGATAATGTGAATTAACCCGAAGCCATAAGCACCGAAGCCGGGGATGTACATATAGTGTACAAAGTGCTGACGTGCACGTTTCTGGGGGTCGTCTTCTTTATAGTTACGCCGTATGGCTAAAACTTTACTGGTGCCTTTATCAATCGTAATGACGTAGGGCAGTGGCAGTTCTTCCTCATACCCCGGCAAGTCATACTCGATATGCACCTCGCATATCTGATACCGCTCATCTTTAGTTTGCTCAACGCCTTCTTTTTGCGCTTTAGCTTTTTCAATATCCGTTTGATTTGCAAATGGATCACCAAGATCAATATCTCGATAAAATCGGCTATATTGCAATCGCTTAATATCGTTTTTAGTTTTACGCATCATGTGCGTAAGACGATCTGTACGGCGTATATTAGTTACGCCATATGGAAGAATGACATCTTCCGCAGGAATATAAAATGAAACCTGTCGTTCTAACGACGGATCATAATAAACCTTTTTAAATGACGAGCCTGCTAATGCAACGCCCCATAATGCGCGTTCATGCTCTGATCGATATTCAGGCATTTTGTCAGTTAGCTGATAATTCATATCAGCTTTCACGCGTTTACCCGCTTCTTCAATATCAGGGGTAAACTGCCCAATAATTTGCGTCTTTACAGGCCCACCTGCCGGAAATGTCTCCATAATAGATTCGCTTTGAAAACGAATCGCTGCTTCAGTTAACAAAGTTGAGAACACGCCGCAGGCACCATCCCAAGGCTCAGTGACTTCGTCATAACGTAGCCCAAGAACATCCAATCCTTTTACATAGGTATCAACCCAATCTTTGCGAGAGTTAATATCTGCTTCAACCAACTCCATCACATCGCTGGCAATTTTCTGCAAATCATTTTCTTGCATGAACTCGGCTAGATTAGAGTCAAACGCTTCTTCCCCATCCTCACCCCCCGGTTCAATCTCAATCTCTACACCGCCCATACCAATCGTTACGGATTCAGGATCTTCGATCTCAATCTCAATAGGTGCTTCTTCAAGTGCCAAGGCTTCAAGTCCTTCGGGCATCTCGTACAGTGCTTTATCAATAGCCATGATCTGTCCTAACCTAAGTAATAGCCGCGTTTCTGTCCACGGAACCCACGGAAATAACGAATGTCGTCAGGCTCATCGTTTGGCAATGAGATGAACCCCCCTTGTCTGAAGCGCAGCAGCGCCTGTGTCATCGTATCCACGTAGTCATCATGCTCCCCAACCGGGAAAGCTGCAACTTCTTCAATGACTTCTCTGGCCCATCGCGTATCAGGAGCCCAGACTTTACCACTGGCAAACATATCTGCGACAGCATTAACACGCACGTGCTTATCGTTGCCCCGTGATGGACTGAACTCCTGTATCGGCACCCGCGTACGAGACAATTCCTGAAGGAGGGGAGCCCCTGCTGCTTTCTTTTCAATCAGCACAATGTCGGGCTCATACTCGTGGTACATCTCCAGCGCTCGTTCTTTGAGCTGCGGAAAATTCATACGCGCTTTAAACGCATCAATCAATATAAGATTAGGCGCACCGCCGTCCTCATCGTTGTACCAAATACCCCACGTCGTACAGGCTGTGTAGTCCGAAGAGTTTTTAGTTTCATGCGCCGTATCCCACGACTGAATAATATATTCGCATCTGGGCGGGTTTTCATGCTCCCACACTTTCCACATATTGCGCTGAATAACAGCCGCCGCATCGCTTGTGGGCTGCTGCATATACTGCGCCTGCCAGTAGCGCGGGTCCATACCCGCTCTTTTAGCCTTTAACTGATCTAACGGCCACTGTTCAGGCCACAGACTCTTCTCGTTTTCTTCACTCTCATGCAAGATCGCAGGAAGCTCTACGATCTCCCACGGATCTGACTCAGGATTCTTCGCTTGGTAATCAATCAGCTTACCCGTCAGGTCAATCAAGCTCCATCGCGTCATAATGACGATGATGGCACCCCCCGGCATCAGACGCTGCAACGGTCCTGTTTGAAACCACGACCATGCCTGATCAAATGTCAGTCGTGAATTGGCCTTTATGTCCTGTTCAGAATGAGGATCGTCAATAACAAACAGATCAGCACCACGCCCAGCCAGAGCGCCGCCAACGCCAACAGCATAATATTGACCTCCAGCTCCGGTAGACCATTTTCCGGCAGCTTTTTGGT